TAACTTATAGAGGTTCATTTAAGTATGGAATAATTTTGTCTGTACTATATTTATGCTGTTTTATAAAAGCATTTTAAGAGTACAACTCTTCCACAGTTTTAATTCTTTGATAAATTTCGTCTATTTTTAATGTTGCCCACAACCCTGGATGCAACGGTTTTGGAATAATGCCTTTGTTTATCCACGTGTATCCTATGTGTTCATTATTTAATGTCGGTGTAAACTCATTATCTAATAAACAAAAAAACGTATGGTAATGAAACGTATTGTTCGGACTTGTAAATTTCTCTATTGGGATTAATTTAGTGTACGTAGGCATATTGCCCATTTCTTCGGTGCATTCACGTTCAATACCATCAAGTAAACTTTCGTCCTTTTCGACTTTGCCTCCTGGTAATCCCCAACGCTCTGGGTTCTTTATATCACTACGAAGCAAGTACAAATAACGTTGTGTGTTTTGTGCAAAAAACCAAACGCCCACTGCCTCATTTACAGTACTAATGACCACTCTCCGCCAGGATAAACGCCTTCGACTGAACGTGTCCATTGCGTTCCTGACCATTTATATTGTAAGCCAGTTGTTAAGTTTGTAACATAGTCTGTATTACTTGAATCAAATGCATCAAAAACAACCTCCCAATGAGATCCGTTGTATTCAACTATGTCGTTTGCATTTGCTATTAATTGCTCGTTATTTGTGCCTTTCCATGCACTAGCAACACTACTTGCTGGGTTATTAATATCTCCTGTTCCTTCTGTTAGTAAATAACGTTGACCTGTTACTGCAGATGGAAATACTGTAGTTCCTGATAATATTCCAGGGCCACTGCGTAATGGGTTGACCACTGCATCTACTGGATTTAGTGTGTTTGCTGGAAGTGTATCGATGTCCGCTGTAAACAACATAATATTATCGTCTGTAGGATGATAAGCGATTGTTCCAATAATTTCAGTGCCAGTAACTTCGTTATTTAAACGCATTTGACTGATGCCACTTTCTAAAACACCGTATTCTTCCACTACTGCTTTCCAACTAACATTACTAACTTGTGTCGTAACTGGATCAAACGATGTATTTCTTACATCTTCTGTATCGTTTGCTTGCAGTAATTGTAATTGGTTTCCTATGTACAATAATTGATAACCATGTGGTGTAATTTTTGCTCTTGTTCCCAACAGTATATCGTCGCTGTTTAATGGATCAAAGTTTGTAATATCATTGTCGTCGAACACACTGGATATAATTTTATGAATAACACCCATTTTAGTAACTCTTGCTGGCAAACTAATCCAAATAGGAATAGTGAATTGTAGTGTAGCAACGTCAATTGGTTCGTCGGTGCCTACCGGAACTTGTCGAGAACTCCAGTTAACATCATTTAATTCAACAACACTTAAACTTGTCCAATCTAAGTAATTGTCTGTACTTTGTATTTCTAAACTTGGATTAAATAATGGCAAGATTTGTTCTATTATTTGTAATTTTTGTTGTGTGTTACTTGTCCATATATCAAGTGATATATTTAAATCGTACGGAGAAGGCATTGCACGTTCAACGGTGAATGCATTTCCTTGTGATGATTCGTATGATTCTGTACTACTATTATACTCGCGTTGTCTAACTTGTACCTTACCTACGAACTGTGGGTCTTGTACTCGGTCTCTTGCATATGCTAATCCACTAATATGGAATGTCATCATTGGAACATTTAAAATACTACTTTGTGAGTTGTTTTGAATTATGTGCTGTACTTGTCTAGATGGATCGCCGTATCTAACAGGCACAGTTAAGTACGTTGCTAGTCCTGCGTCGTCCTTGCCGTACTCCACTTGATAATGACTAAACATTCTAGTGAACTGCAAAAGAAACCTTCTTATTTGTGCATCGTAATGAAATTGTGTTGCCATATTATTCTCTAATTATCTGCCGAAGGTTTTAACAAATCACTAAGCCCTTGTAATGTTGGGATATTCCCTCTATCTTTGGTTTTTAATGTATCAGTGTTATTTACAAACTTATTACGTTGTGTCTTATTATCTGATGCACCCGGTGTTAAATTAGTTCTAACATTGTCTTCTACTTTAATCCATCTGTCGCCGTTAAATCTAAACAACCTGTTGGGAAAATAGTCTAAGCGTAGCACGTAGTCGCCTATTAATGCGTTCGGTGGAAATACAGTACCTGGTGTAACTGGTAGGCCGTTTGGCGGCAATGAGTTACCTGTTAAATATCCAGTAAGCCAACCGTTTGCTACTGGCGTAATCTCTGTTTTATCTGCCCTAACTTTATCCGAGTCTGCTTTAAATACATTCGAATCAACTGTAACACCTGCACTGTCGTCAGGAATGTTATCTGCACCAACTGGTTCGATATAGAATTTACTAACATCATAACCACTAACTGACAATTCAGCTACTGCTTGATCAACAATTGCTTTATTAATTTCTGTATTTTTATTAAACGTACTTAATAGATCATTAATGGTTCCTGCAGAATAATCATCCGCTGTAAATGTAGAACTATCACAAGTTACATTTGTGCTGTCGACACTATCGCATATATTTCCATCTGCGTCTGCAGGGTTTGCGTAAACATCCAATACATCGTTGTACTCTTGACTTCCTACTAATGGTACTGCTTTAATTCTCCACAAGTGCGGTTGCCATGTTTGACTGAACCCTTCACTAGCAAATGATGCATCTTGTACTGTGTAAAGTTTGGGCAATGGCGTTTGCAATGATTGATCTAACGGATGATAATCCTTTAAGTTAGGTACTTCAATAACATCGCCCGACATTAATTTACGTCCAAACGTATTAATCATGTCATTGTAGTGGAATGTAACAAATAATGTATCTTGTTGTATGAATAATCCAAATTGACTTAAATCAAAATCAATGTCTTGTATGTTATAAACACCACGCATTTGATATACATCTGGATCATAACTACGGTCTCTATTTTCAAGAAATAATAAATCTTCTATAAATGTAGGATCGGTTGTATTGGAGCCAGGCTGTGTTGCATCATAATTTTCTGCACTTGAACTTACTGTATTGACGCCTGTTGATGCTGGACCTAAATACTTATGAATGAAAATATCAATGCCACCCACAGTGTACATTTCTGCAATTGTTCTGTCCAAGAACTTATAATCGCTTGTTTTAGTTTGTCGGTATAAACTTAATCTTGGCATTATGAAGTGTATTAATTCGTTGTATCTTGTATTTATGCAGAACTATTTTTACATTTTGGTCATTTTTTTTAATAATGTCGTAATAAATGCATAAAATACTGCAACTGAAATAACTAATTACTAAATTAAATAATATTTTTAAATGGCCAGAGGAAAAACATTAGATCAGGCAGGATTTGGATTTGAACCCACGTGGGACGAACAACTAAACGACGCTGATAGAAAAATAGCAATAATCCGTGCGTTTGCTTGGTATAACTATTTCAATGGTTATAAAGAAGCAAAGGCGTTCTTAATGCAGTACCTAATAAAAAATAATAGAGCAAGTGATGCTAAGATGATAAAAAAGGCACCTGATCAAAAGTTTAATAAGCCCATTGCTTGGTTAGCACAAATGTCTTTGGTTGGGCTTGTACTAACATCGAAAGATGTTGAGTCTATAGATACTGATATTAGTCGTTTAATTACACTTGCTAATAAAGTTAAAGAGCAAAACGATTTAAATAATGCAGATAAACCAAAAAAGCCTAATGTTCAAGAGATAATGAAAGAGCGTGCTATGTATGTTGGCGGAGATCTAGAAGGCTTATTAGATGAATACATTGCACAAGGTATTCCAGCGAAGCATAAAATTAAACCGATAGGTTTATTAATGACAACTACAATGTTGCTACAACATGTTCCGTTATTACTCGAGCCATGGGAACAACAAAAGAAGGAATACGAAGAATTACAAACAACTGAAGACAAAGGGTTACTAGAAGCATATAGTAATTTCGGCAAAATACAAATACGCAACTTAATTAAGTTTTGTGAATTGATAATCCACGATTTACACAGTTACGTAACGTACAAGAAGTCTACTAAGGCAAAACCAAAGAGAAAAGCAGTGCCTATTACTAAGTTAGTCAGTAAATTAAAATACATGAAGGTGTTTCCGGATCTTAAACTTGAAAGTTTGTCACCTACTAAGATACCAGAATCCAAAGAGATGTTTGTGTACGATACAAAGAAACGCAAAATGCATTATTACAAAGCAGATGAGTTATCTGGCGGTCTTACGGTTAAAAATAGTACAATTATTGGATTTAGTGCTTCTGAGTCGTGCATCAAAACATTACGTAAACCAAAAGAACAGTTAAAAGAGTTTAAATCAGCGAGTAAACCCAATTCTAGGAAGTTTTTCGCAAATATTAAAGCAGTTGAGACAAAAACTTCCGGAAGATTCAACGAACATATTGTAATTCTTAAGATTTTCAATTAATTAGTTAAACCTTTTTAAAGAAAAAGGTTGCATTTCTACCTGTGTGAT